ATTTTTTTATAAAAAAAATATATTTATATAAGTAAATGAGAAGGTTACAACTTCTCGTAATTTCGATACAATACTGATTAAAACGAGGAAACGATGAATGAAAACACAACTGTTATTAACTTTTACTAAAATTTATAAGATAGACGAAACGATATCAGATATAAGAAATTGTTATAATATCTTGAATGAAAAGATTTATGTTTTAAAAAATTTAAATGAACCCAACGAATTAATATGTAGCTATAATATTATTGTTGATGAACACAATAATAGTGGAAGAGTATTACCTAATACAATCTCAGTACATAGAAAAAAAGAGAGTGGAACCATATATACTATAAATGCATTGAATCAAATCATTGCATTATTGAATGATGGGGTGGTAGATGTAAACTATAAAATAACTTGGGAAAATTACAAAAATATGATTTTATTAACTAACACAGATGGTGTAAGAAAAATTTATACAAAACTTTATAAAATTTTTTAAAAATTATTAAAAAAAATTGAGTTTTGGGAAATTTAAAATATAGTTATATAAAACAATTGTTATAGTGTTAAAAATAATACTGAATAACTAATGACTAATGCTAATTGACTAATGACAATTGACTAATGAAAAATGACTAATGCACAAATAAAAAAAGGAGACTCATATGAATCTTGAGTTAATCAAACAGAAACTTGGCGAAGTAAAGAGCCAAAAAAATCAATCCAAATACGTTTGGAAACCAAAAGCCGGAAATCAAGTTATAAGAATTGTTCCTTATAAATTTAATAAGGAAAATCCTTTCATAGAACTATATTTCCATTATAAAATCGCAAAATCTATGTTATCACCAATAACATTTGGTAGACCAGATCCAGCAGTAAAACTTTCAGAAAAACTCTTAAACAAAAATGATAAAGATGCTTATAAGTTGGCAAAACAAATTGAACCAAAACTTAGAGTATATGTTCCTATTGTTGAGCGTGGTAAAGAAAATGAAGGAGTTAAATTCTGGGGAATTGGTAAAACTCTATATGAAGAATTGTTAGAGTATATTGCCGATCCAGAATGGGGTGATATTAGTGATATTCACAGAGGAAATGACATCTTAGTAACATACAAAGATGCTAAAGAAACTGGGAAAGATTTTGGAGATGTAAAAATTAAATTAAAACCATCTAAAACTCCACTTATGCCTAGCAAAGAGGAAATTCGTGAACTATTTGAAAGTGAACAAGATATTCTTACAATTTTCAAAGAACCTACATATGAAGAAGTTCAAGAAGCTTTGGATGAATATATTGACAGTGGTAAAACTAAAAAATCCGAAGATGATATTGAGAGTGAATTCAAATCTCCTTCTAAACCAAAACCATCTGTTTCTGAAGAATTTGATATGTCAGATTTCGATACTCCTGCACCTAAATCATCTTCACCTAAAGCATCTTCTACTAATGAAGATGATGACGATGATGTAATTGCACAATTCGAAAAAGAATATAATAGTTAATCATGGGTAGGCGTGCAAGCGGAACGGTGGATGAAAAATCCACCGTTCAATTAGGTGATGTAGATTCATTAAGTGATATGGTTAGTAAAAATCTTAAAAAGCAATTTAAAGATTTAGACTTATCGTATCTCTCAGATGATGAAGATGCTATTACTGATGTTAAAGAATGGATTTCGACAGGAAGCTCATTATTAGATTTGCGAATATCTAATAGACCATATGGTGGAATACCAGTTGGCAGAGTTACTGAAATATTGGGTTTAGAAGGTAGTGGTAAAAGCTTAATTGCTGCACATATTCTTGCTAATACACAAAAGAAAGGTGGATTAGGATTTCTAATCGATTCCGAATTTGCTATTAGTAAAGAATTTATGAAAGCAATTGGTATTACAACTACTGGACCTAATAAAATATTTGTATCAGCTATTGAAAAAATAAGTGATGCATTTAGTGTAATGGAAAGCATTATTAATACAGTTAGAGCATCTGATAAAGATAGATTAGTAACTATAGTAGTTGATTCTGTAGCTGCATTTTCAACTGAAGGTGAAATGGAAGCTGATTTTGGCAAAGATGGTTATATGACTGAAAAGTCTATAGTAATGTCAAAAGGACTTCGTAAAATCACCAATTTGATAGGCAAACAGAGAATTGCAGTAGTATTTACTAATCAATTTCGTACAAAAATGAATGCCCCCGCATTCGCAAGTCCTTATACAACTCCAGGTGGAATGGCATTAAAGTATCACTCTTCAGTTAGAATACAATTAACTGGAACTGGCGCTCTTCGTAAGAAAGATGAATATGGAATAGAACAAATCGTTGGAAATTCTGTAGAAGCTAAAGTGATAAAAAATAGAGTTGGTCCACCACACCGTAAGGCAAAATTCGATATACTGTTCGATTCAGGTATTGATGATTATTCATCATGGTTAAAAACATTGACAGAATACAAAGTAGTGTCTCAAGGCGGAGCATATTATTCATATAATGATGAAAAATTTATGGCTAAAAATTTCCCTCAAATGTTGAGAGATAATCCAAGTCTTAAAGAAGAATTATATAATAAAATATGCGGATTCTATGTAATGGAATACAAGCAAAATGGAGAAACTATAGATGAAGACATCGTTCTAGACGAAACAGAAATCATAGAATAACTTTGAGCGAGAGAGAAATCTCTCGCTTTTTATAATTATAAAAGGTTTTATATATGGATGATAATACATTTCAAGAATTATTGGATTCACTTCGTAATGCTAAAGAAGAACCAAAACACAGAAATTCTAAAATACTGATAGTTGATTTTTTAAATACATTTATTAGAGCATTTGCTGCATCTCCTGCATCTAATACAAATGGCGAGCATTGTGGTGGCATAACTGGATTTTTAGCATCTGTTGGAAATGCAGTAAGGGTTACTGGTGCTACTAGATGTATTTTTGTATCAGATGGTGAGAATAGTACTAATAGAAAAAAGAAATTATTTCCTGAATATAAATCTGGCCGATCTATGAAAATAAATTTAAATAGATCATATAATTTCAAAAATGAAATCGAAGAATATAATTCTATGAAAACGCAATTAGTTAAAGTAGTGAATTATTTGGAGCATTTACCAGTACAATTTATTAATATAGATAATTGTGAAGCAGATGATGTTATTGCATATTTAGCACAGAATGTATTTATAAAAGAAGATGAATATGTTACCATCATGTCATCTGATAAAGACTTTTATCAATTAGTAAATGATAGAATAAATATATGGTCTCCAACTAAAAAGAAATTTTATGGAGTACAAGAAATTTTAGATGAATATTATGTACATCCAAATAATTTTAGTATTTATAAAGCACTAATAGGCGACAAATCAGATTCTATTCCTGGTGTCAGAGGAATGGGAGACAAAACTATTCAAAAATATTTTTCGTTTTTAATGGATGAAACTCCAATAGAATTGGACGATTTTTTTGAAAAAGTAGAAAAATTACATGAAGAATATCCAAATATAAAAGTATTAAATACAATTCTAAATTCTAAAGATTTAATTGAATTAAATGAAGAATTAATGCAATTAAAAAATCCATTAATTTCTGGAAATTCTACAAGTAAAATAATATTGGCTGAACAAGCTAAACCTTACACATTTAATCGGCATAATATGCTTGTAATGAGTATTAAAGATGGAATTCAAAATTCATTTCCTAATATATCAGAATGGGCATTCAAAACATTTTCATCACTCGAAGCATTTAATAAGTAATAGGAGATAATTAATGGCGTTAGAACATCTTAGTAACTATGGTACATCATTTCAAATCAAAGTTATTTCTGCATTATTACAACCAAAAGCCAGCGATTTTCAAATATCATTAATTGATAGAGTTATAGATTATTTAGATCCAGATTATTTCGAAAGCGAGCCAAACAGAGTATTAGTAAAGATAATAAAAAATTATTATGAAAAATATAAAAAATCTCCTAAAGTAGAAGATTTTGTAATAGAAATAAAAAAATCAAATTTAGATGATATATTGCGCCAAGCAGTTGTGGAAAATTATAAGCAAGCATTAGAATATTTAAAAAAAGGTGATTTTGAATATGTAGAAGCCGAATTTCAGGATTTCTGTAAAACAAGATCACTAATAAATGCTATATTTAAATCAGTTGATTATATAAATGGTGGGCAATTAGATTTAGTAAAACCATTAATAGATGATGCTTTAAAAATATCAACAATAGAAAATTTTGGCACTAAATATACTACCAGTGTAGAAGAAAGATTAACAAACACTGATAGAGATAATTTATGTGCAACTCCGTGGGCAGCATTGAATGAAGTTATTGCTGGTGGATTGGGCGCTGGTGATTTGGGATGTGTTATAGCACCATCGGGGGCTGGAAAATCGTGGGTATTGAGTGCATTGGGAATGCAAGCATTAAAATTGGGAAAAAATGTATTACATGTAACATTAGAATTGGGCGAAAAATATGTTCATAATAGATATGATTCTATTTTAACTGGAATTAAAATTGATGATTTAAAATACCACGAAGAAGAATTGAAGGACAAAATATATTCTGAAATAAAGGGAGAATTAATAACAAAATATTTTCCGACTAAATCACTAACTGTTCAACAATTAAGATCATTTTTAAATTCATTACTTTCTATAAATTTTAAACCAGATTTATTAGTATTGGATTATGCTGATTTATTATCTCCTGAAATACATGGAAAGCGTATAACATCATCATATGAAGATGGTGGTAATATTTATGAATATTTACGTGGATTGGGTGGAGAATTTGGTATTCCAATATGGACTGCGAGTCAAGCTAATCGTGGTGGTGAAAAAAATAAAATATTAACTAACAGTGATGTTGCAGATTCATATAAAAAAATATTTACTTCAGATTGTGTATTAACATTATCTAGAAATATAGATGATAAAGCAGCGAAGATAGCTAGAATGTTTTTATCTAAAAATAGATATGGTCCAGATGGTATATTATTTCCGGCTAAAATGGATGTTGATCACGGCATAATAGATTTATTTGCTGAAGAATCTGTTGCTGGTAAAGCAATTATAAAAGAATCTAAAAGAACTGAAGGCCATGCTGAAAAGAGAATGCTAAAAGATGTAAATGAAGAAGTTAAAAAAGAAAAATTAAAATTATCTAAAATGGATGATGAATTCATGAATGATTTAAATAATACAGATATAGAAATTGTACCAAAAGTTTTAGATGAATATGATGATTTTATAGAAAAAAGAAAAAAATCTTCTGATGAATTTGAATTAGATTGGTAAAAAATGTATAAAAAAAATATATTTATTGTCTCATCAATTTTTTAAATATCAGGAGAAAAAATATGGATTATGATGTTGAATCGCCATGCAATTCTGTGTGCATTTATGACGATGATTTAGATATGTGCATTAGTTGTAAACGTACAATAGAAGAAATATCATCATGGAAAAATATGTCAGTTATAGATAAATTGAAAGTTTTGAAAAGAATAGAAAAACAACAAAAAGAAGAAGAAAATAATTGAAAGGTCTAGTTATGGCAAAACAATATTTTAAACTTAGCGTATTAGGTATAGTTATATTATTAGCTGCATTAATATTAATAGGTGCTATATATACAGGTGTAGCATACTTAGTATAC